AGCGTTCCCGGAAGCCGGTTTGAAACGATCTATGCGCCCGCCGACCGCATGATGCACTTGAAGCTCGTGCGTCGCCTGCATCAAACCCGTGGGGTGAGCGTGTTCCATGCCGTGCTGACCCGGTTGGATGATTTAAAAGATTACGAAGAAAGCGAGAGGATCGCCGCCCGTGTGGCCGCCGCATTAACCGCTTACATCAAGCGCGATAGTGCGCTGGCTGATACCGCTGTCGCCAGTTTGACGGAAGACGGAACCACTAGCAGCCGCTCCTTCGCCATGGAGCCGGGCCTGATTTTTGATGGCCTGTTGCCGGGCGAAGATGTCGGCTTGATCGACTCCAAGCGCCCGAATCCGAATTTAGAAACGTTCCGCAACGCGCAACTCCGGGCGATTGCTGCCGGAACCGGAACGCGCTTTTCCAGTATTGCCAAGAATTACAACGGCACGTACAGCGCCCAGCGCCAAGAGTTAGTCGAGGCGGTGGCGCATTATCGCCGGCTGTTCAGTTACCTGAAACACCGATTTTATTTACCCGTCTGGCGACGGTTTATTGACGCGGCGCGCCTGTCCGGTGTTCTGCGGATCCCGCTGAACATCAACGAATCCAGCTTGTACGCGCCGGAAATCAGACCGCCACAGATGCCTTGGATCGACCCGGCCCGAGAGCTTAAAGCTTTCCAAATCGCCGTTGAGTGCGGATTCAAATCGCGACAACAGGTTATCAGGGATATGGGCGGCGATCCGGCTACTGTCGATGCGCAACTCGAGGCTGATCCTCTGGATATTCGCCCGGTGATCGGCGCGGCGGTTCCGGCGAATCCGAAGCCCGCAGCGGTGGATGAAGAAGAACCCCAGGAGGAAGCGGCATGAAGCGCGATTTAGCCGGACAACGATTTGAACGATTGGTGACGTTCGATATTCGGGAAGTGAACGCCGAAGCACGCACTGTCCCGGCGTCCCTGTCCAGCGAAACCCCCGTCAAACGCTGGTTTGGGAGCGAGGTGCTGGTGCATACCGCCGAGGCCGTGGATTTGTCCCGAGCGACTGAGGGGTTGCCGCTGCTGTGGGGACATAACCACGATCAGCCGATTGGCATTGTCGATCAAGTGGCGCTGAAAAACGGCAAGCTGCGTGGAATTTTACGGTTTTCCAATAATCCGAAGGCGTCTGAGATTTTTCAGGATGTCCAAGACGGTTTTCTCAAAAATATCTCCATCGGTTATCAGATTAACCGATGGGAAGAATCCGCTGACAGTGACGATATTCGAGTGATCGATTGGTCATTGCTGGAGGCGAGTGTTGTCGCGGTGCCGGCTGATGCAACGGTCGGAATTAACAGGTCACTTTCCAAAGGAACTCCCATGACCGACGAAACGAAGCCGGACGTGACCGGCACTCCCGATGCTGCCGCTCCCGTAGTGGACATCAATATCAACAAAATGAAGCGCGAACACGTCATTGCCAAGAAGGCCGGCGCGGCGGAGGCGATCCAATCCGAGCGCAAGCGCATTGCTGATTTGCATGAACTGTTCGATCTGGACCTGGTTCCGCGTAACGACTTCTATGCGTCTTTGCGCGCCCGGTCGGTGGATGAAGGCTGGCCGTTGGAAGGTACGCGGAAAATCCTCATGGAAGTCCTGAGCGGCGAAGTCGAGCCGGCTGTCGATTGGGGTCAGGTGACGGACAGCGCCGCCGGCCAGGGTGTGCGCGCCGCGACGCACGAAGGGCGCTTGCCGCCGGTGGTGGTTCCGGCCAAGCCCGGTAATCAGGCCCGGTCTCTGGGCAGTGTCCAGATGGGCGAAGACGCCCGCGACAAGTTCATTTCCGGCGCTGAGGAAGGCGTCTTGGTTCGCGCTTGCGTCATGACGGACAAAGAAGCCACCCGCCGCGCCCGCGAAGGCGGCATGTACGGCAAATCTTTGCGCACTCTGGCGGGGGAATGGCTGCAACTGTGCGGCGAGAATACCTCCAAACTATCGGATGCCGATGTCGCCAGCCGCGCCATTTCCACCCGTGCGTCCGGCCAGACCACCAGCGACTTCACCAATCTGCTCAGCAACGTCGCTAACAAATCCCTGTTGATGGGCTTTGAGGAAGCGCCGGAAACGTGGCAGTTGGTGACCCGTCGCGGGCAGTTGCCGGACTTCAAAACCTCCGAGCGCATCAACATGTCCGGCTTTACCGGGCTGTCGGAAGTCGCGGAAGATGGTGAAATCACCTACGGCAAGTTCGCGGATCGCAAGGAAACGATCAAGCTGGTTCAGTACGCCAAGAAGTACCGGATGTCGCGCCAACTGATCATCAATGATGATTTGGGCGGACTCACTCAGGTGCCGCGCATGATGGGCCGCGCCGCCAATCGCAAAATCGGCGATGTGTTTTATGCGCTGATCAATGGGACGGGGCCGACGCTGACTCAGGACAGCATCGCGCTCTGGGATACCAGCACGCATAAGAACTACGTCGCTGCGGCAACCGCGCCGAACGTCACGACCATCGGAACCGCTACAGCGGCCATGGCGAAACAGACCGATCCCAACAGCGGCGCGGTACTGAACATCCGGCCTCGCTACCTGGTGGTTCCGATTGCGCTGGAATCCACGGCTCGCGTTCTGATGGCGTCGCAATACGACCCCGCCGGAAGCGCTGGCACTCTGACTCCGAACCCGTACAACGGTCGTTTTGAGGTCGTGACCGATGCGCGTCTGGACGGGCAAACCTACGGCACAACGGCGTGGTATCTGTTCGCTGACCCTAACGTGTTTGATACGTTTGAAATCGCTTTTTTGAACGGTGTTTCGGAACCGTATCTACGGGAAAACCGCGCGTGGGACGAACAGGGCATTGAATACCTGGTCGGGATTGACTTCGGCGTGAGTGCGCTGGATTTCCGAGCCGTTCACAAGTATCGCGGTAACTAATCCATAGGTACGCGCCCTCACCCGGCGCGTTCTTCGCAGCACATTCAGGAGCATTATCATGAGTCAATCTCTCCAAGAAGGTCAGGTTTTCCAATACACCGCGACCGGGGCCGTTGCCAACGGCGAACTCAAAGTTATCAACCGCCTACCGGGTGTGGCGTTGACCGCTGCCACCGGAGCGGGGCAAAAAATCAGCCTGGCGGTCGAGGGCGTATTTCAGCTAGCCGCCGTTGCTACGGGCGTCAAAACGCAGGGTTTGCGGGCCATGTATCGCAGTACCGGCAGCCAGTTGAAAATCACCACGGTTTCCGGCGTCGCCGGAACCGGGAAGTATAGCGTCGGGGTGATTTGGGAAACCGCGACCGCTGCGGCCACTACCGTCAAAGTTAAGCTGCACGGCGGCCCGATTGGCGTCCTGGCCTAAGTCGTCGCTGCCATGCCCGATTCGCTGTTTGATGTGATCATGAGGGATTCTGGAATACCGGCGTTTCAAGCGGTCTTCGGAATCCCGGCGACTCACACGAACAGCGACGGGGATGAAGTGCCGGTCACTGTGCTGTTCGGCCAGCAGATCGTCCCAGTGGGCGAATTCGGCGAACGAGCGGAACTGCAAATGACGATGGAGATTCCGGTCGCCAGCGGGGCGCAGGTCGGACAGACGTTCGCGGTCGCGGGGACGGTCACGGATGACGATCCCTATCCCGATGATGTGGTCTGGACGGCCACGCAACTGCTGAATGACGACGGTTATTTCCGCACGTTCGCGGTACGGAGCAGTGCATGAGCAACGCAACCCTGGCGCTAGATGATTTGGCGACGCAACTGGCAACCGTTGCGCCGGTACGCACGGGCCGCGCGGCGCTGGAAACCACAAGTGCAGATTTGCCGATCATCACCCTGTGGAGTACCGATGACCGGCCTATGGAAGACCCGGATTATGGGTATCCCCTGGAATTCACTCGCACGGCCACGATTGAATGCAAAATCGCGGCAACCGCGACGTATCACACGGCATTGGAAACCACGCTCACGGCCATTCGCCAAGTGCTGAAAACTGAACTTTTGAGCGGCGCGCCTTTGGGCGGATACGCCACGGCGCTCCGGCAAAATGGCGCGCGCTTTTTCGCTCCCGGCGAGGGTAGCGAGATCGCGGCATTACAAGTGTCGATTGAGTTGGATTGGCTGGAAACCGCTTAATTTTTACCTTTGACGGAGAGTTCCTTGATTTCTTTGAGCGTTTGCATCCCCACCACCGGCTTTTGCCGCGCTGAGCATACTTTGAGCCTGGTGAATTTCGGGCTGTATTTCATGCGCCAGCGGATTTTTGAGGGGGAAGATCAGAGCGTGATTTTCCGCCACTACCAATCTTCCTGCATCAGCAATGGCCGGGAGTATTTAGCGACGCAATCGCTCAAGGAAGGCGCAACCCATGTCTTGTTTATCGATGAAGATATTCAATTCGACATGGACGCCGTGCATATTCTGGCCTCGCGTCGGCAACCGCTGGTCTGTGCGAACTACAAGATTCGCTTTGAAGGCGCGCCGTTCGCGGCGATCACGCCGGATTTTGAAGGCCGGATTGACACCACGGCGCAATCGCCCGACATGGAACCGTGCGGCGCTTGCGGCTTTGGCCTGGCGCTGATTGCGCGGGAGGTGTTTGAGGCCATCCCGCAGCCGTGGTTTCCGATCCACTGGTCGGATGAATCCAAAACGTACAGCACGGAAGATGTACCATTTTTTTTGGCTGCGCAAAAGGCCGGCATTGTTCCACTGATTGACCATGTCGCCAGCCGCAAGGTGGCTCACATGGGCAGTTATCGCTACCGCTGGGATGGTCCCGGCTCAATTTAAGGAAAAACCCTATGGCGACTCTTTCCAATGCCGGCGTCTTTTACGAATCCGGCCAGTCTCAACAATCGTTTGCTGCGATGGCCGACGCCGGCGCGCATACCGTCTACACCCTGACTGCCAAGCCGTGGTCACAAGTCGCGGGCTACGAATACACGGTCGTTCCCTACGGCCTGGCGACGGGTGGCACGGTAACGCCGGCAGTCTCGACTACCAATAACCTGGTAGATGTGGCCGCACTCACCGCCTACATGGCCGCCGCCACGGGCGCGGATTCTACGACCGGGCTGCTGACCGTCGCTGCAACGACCGACATTAGTTGCACTCGCGGTGCGGCTTCCAATACCCACATCGTCAACGCGATCACGATCTCCAGTGCTGGCGCGATTGCGGTGGTTTCGGGAACCGCCACCACCGCGTTTTCCACCACGCGCGGCGCGGCGGGCGGACCCCCGGCGATCCCGTTAGGCAGTGCGGAAATCGCCCATGTCAGTTTCACCTCGACAGCGGCGGCGGCGGTCGCGTCCAGTGAGATTTCGCAGATTGTCGGAACTAGCCAAGAGCGGTATGACTATCCGGTGTGGGCGGAAAATCCGATTGAAGGGAAAATCACCTTTGCGGCGGCGGTCCCGGTGATTCACGGCACGGCGGCGGGGACGCCCACGGCCACCAAGCTCGTTTACGCCAAGGTCGCCACGCCGATCTTTGCAGAAATCCCGCGCGCGCGCGCTTGGGTACCGGCTGAGACGAGCAACAGCGTATCGTCTGAACAGTATTACGATGGCACGATTGGCTCATTCAGTTCCAGCCTGAACCAGGCCAGTTTTGAAGTGAGCCTGAACGATGGAATCACGGACGCAATGCTGAGCAAGAAGGGGAAAAACCTGCTGTTCAAATTCTCGCCGGACAAGAACAAAGCCCCGTACCAAATTACCCAGGGTGTGCTGGGCGTGTCCCGCACGTTTGGTGTCGGCGCGAATCCGAGCGCGACCGTGACCGTTTCCGCCAGCCTTGCCAGTGTGGACTTCGCCTCGTGAGCACTCCGCTG